TCTTTGGAATTTATCCTAGTGTTGTAAGTTCCATACCTCTTGACTATGGTTCAACTGACGCTATTGAAGAGTTTCAAGTCACATTTAATTACATTTACTGGACTGTTGAGTCAGGAAGTAACATCACTGGTTAATAGTTGATAAATATCACAGTTTAAGATATAATATAAATACCACTATAGGTATAGAAGTTATACTATGGCACAATTATTTGGTTTCTCAATTGATGATTCGTATAAGAAACCGTCACCATCAGTAGTCTCACCTGTCCCCAAAAACAATGAGGACGGTGCGGACTACTATTTGGCGTCTGGATTTTATGGACAATATCTTGATGTAGAGGGCGTATTTAAAACAGAATATGACTTAATTCGTAGATATCGTGAGATGGCACTTCATCCCGAAGTTGATTCTGCGATAGAAGATATATTGTGCGAAGCGATAGTTGCAGATCAGAATGATTCACCAATTCAAATTGATCTAGAGAATTTAAAGGCTGGTGATAAAGTAAAACAAATTATTCGTGAAGAGTTTCAATATATCAAAGAAATGTTGGACTTTGATAAAAAAGCACATGAGATATTTCGTAACTGGTATGTAGATGGAAGAATATACTATCATAAAGTCATAGATTTAGAAAAACCAGAAGAGGGAATTAAAGAACTTAGATATATTGATGCACTTAAAATTAAATATGTAAGAGAACAGAAGAAAAAAGGTGGTGCAAACGCAATACAATATGCTAATAATAACCGACCAGGCTTAGAGGGTTCTAATCCACTTGATGCTGAATTTCCAGGCTTAAATGAATATTTTATATACACTCCTAACTCATATCAAAAAAATCAATATGGATCTGTTGCTGTTACAGGACAACAGAAAGATGCAGTTAAGTTTGCTAAAGATGCAATCGCATATTGCACATCAGGTTTAGTAGATCGTAATAAACACACAGTTTTATCTTACTTACAGAAGGCAATTAAAGCACTCAATCAATTAAGAATGATTGAAGATAGTCTCGTCATTTACAGATTATCAAGAGCACCAGAACGTAGAATATTCTATATTGATGTAGGTAATTTACCAAAGGCAAAGGCAGAACAATATCTTCGTGAAGTCATGGCGAGATATCGTAACAAATTAACTTACGATGCCAATACTGGTGAGATTCGTGATGATAAGAAATATATGTCAATGATGGAGGATTTCTGGCTTCCTCGTCGTGAAGGTGGTCGTGGAACTGAAATATCTACATTGCCTGGTGGACAAAACTTAGGAGAACTTACTGATGTTGAGTATTTTCAAAAGAAACTTTTCCGTTCTTTGAATGTTCCAGAGTCTCGTATGGCAGATAATAGTGGATTTAGTTTAGGTCGTTCATCAGAAATATTAAGAGATGAACTTAAATTTACTAAGTTTGTTGGAAGAATGAGAAAAAGATTTAGTAATCTTTTCCATGACATACTTAAGACACAATTAATTCTAAAAAATATTATTACTCCCGAAGAATGGGAAAGAATGAGTGATCATATTCAATATGATTTCTTATATGATAATCATTTTGCTGAACTTAAAGATGCAGAATTAATGAATGACAGATTGGGACTTGTCGCAACTGCTGATCCTTATATTGGAAAATACTTTTCTATTGACTATGTTCGTCGTAAGATGTTACGTCAAACAGATGATGAGATTAATGAACAAGATAAGTTGATGGCTGCTGAGAAAGATGCTGGACTTATTCCACCGACTGAACAAGAAATGCAGATAGCTCAAATGGCAATGGATGCAGAAACTAAGAGTCAAAAAAGTGAAGTAGAACCAGAAGTTGACACATCTAGTGTTGAAGCTCCAGAATCGCCAGAAGTTCCCAAAGGTGGCGAGATATAAATAAAACATAGGTATAGGATTTTTATCTCATGGATGAATTAATGAACTTGATGATTGCAGATGAATCTCCATCTGAAATTAGTGATTCAATAAAAACACAATTAATGCAGAAGGCTGGTGCAAGAGTAAATGCACTTAAACCAGCAGTTGCTAATGCGATGTTGGGTTATGAAGTTGAATCTGAAGAAGATGTAGAACCAGAAGCAGAAACAGTTGGTGAACTTGATTATGAAGAAGAAACCGAAGAGGAAGAGTAAATGGCACATCAACCTGTAGGCGCTGGTTTTAGTTTTGCAACGAATCAAACAAGTGCTTCACAAACTTTTACAGTACAATCGGACACACTTAGAGTTGTTGCTAAAAATGCTGGTCAACATGTAGCGATTGGAACCACTGGGCCTGCAACTACAACTGATTATTATGTCCCTGCAAATAGTTCTGCAACTTTAAATTTAGGTAGAGTTAGTTCTATCGGAGTTGCTGGAATTACAAAGGGAGCTGCAACAGTCATTACACTCCCAGAGGGAATGGGTAATCCATTCAAAGTTAATGATGTGGTCGTAATATCTGGTGTCACAGGTGTAACTGGATTCAATACGACAGCAAAAATTGTTTCAGTACAAGAAGCTAGAACGATTGGATATGCACAATTTGGTGCAAAATTGACAATTGATCATGACAGTCAAGTTCTTAACTCCGATAACGCAGTTGTTACTGCTGCATCGGCAAGAAGACAATTGACTGTTTCAGCGGTGACTGACCATACAACAGCTGGTCAATTATTTGCACAACAGGTTCAAATCTCAGGAGCACAATAATGAAACTCATTACAGAAGAAATAGAACAGGTTGAAGTTATTGTTGAGAATCGCAACGGTAAGAAGAATCTGTTTATTGAAGGCGTATTCCTTCAAGGTGAAATCAAAAATCGTAATGGTAGAATGTATCCAATGCAAACTCTTGCTCGTGAAGTTGGAAGATATAACGAAAACTTTGTTGAGAAAGGTAGAGCTCTTGGAGAATTAGGTCATCCAGATGGCCCAACTGTCAATCTTGACAGAGTATCCCATAAAATTGTATCTCTCAGAGAGGATGGAAATAATTTTATAGGAAAAGCAAAGATTCTTAGCACTCCAATGGGTAAGATCGCATCTAATTTATTGGGTGAGGGTGTTAAACTTGGTGTTTCATCAAGAGGTGTAGGATCTTTAAATAAGACAAACGAAGGATACAGTGTAGTAGGAGAAGATTTTACTCTTGCTACTGCTGCTGATATCGTTGCAGATCCTTCTGCTCCAGACGCTTTCGTAGATGGCATTATGGAAGGAAAGGATTGGGTATGGGATGGTGGCATACTTCGTGAGAGACTTGCAACTAAAACATACAAACAGATCAATACTCTAGTTGATCAAAACAAATTAGACGAAAAGAAATTAAGCGTCTTTGAAGATTTCTTAGCAAATCTTTAAATATATAAATAAAAACAGATTATACAAAGGTAATTCGGAGAGTTCAAATGTCCCGTGGGAAAAATTTACAAGAAATGGAGAACGCCGTAACCAAGGGTGCAAAACCAGCTGAGCCTATGCAAACTATGGCAGGCGTGAGTTATGAAGACCTCGGTGGCCCAACTCCAGAAAACAATTCACCAACAGACGATTCTAATAAATTAAAGGATCCAGCTGGTGAAGGTGCATATGCAGCAAATTTAAAATCAGTAAAAGGTGTTATGGCTAAATCAGAAGCTCCTAAAGCTCCAAAAATGGAAGAAGCAGAAACTGAAGAAGAAGTAGTTGCAGAAGACCAAACTTCAGAAGAGGAAGTAGTTGCTGAGGAAGAGGAAGTCACAGAACTTCCCGAAATCACTGATGCAGTGGACATCGATGACGATGTTAATGCACTTCTCGGTGGACAGGAACTTTCCGAAGAGTTTAGAGAGAAAGCTAAGACAATTTTCGAGGCTGCTCTAAAGTCTAAAGTTACCGAACTTAGAGAAGCCATGGATGCTCACTACGAAGCAAAGCTCGTAGAAGAGGTCGAAGGCATGAAAAACGAACTCGTCGAGCGTGTTGACTCTTACTTAGAGTATGTCGCAGATGAGTGGTTACAAGAAAACGCACTACAAGTAGAGCGTGGAATTAGAACCGAAAAGACTGAATCATTCCTCGAAGGAATGAGAGGTCTATTTGAAGAACATTATGTATCAATCCCTGAAGATAAATATGATGTCGTTGAGAATATGGTAGACAAACTTGACGAAATGGAATCAAAACTCAACGAGCAAATCGAGAAGAATATAGCTATCACTAAGAGTCTCTCCGAGGCAACAGGTGGTAACATCCTTTCCGATGTTTCTGAAGGCTTATCAAGTACTCAGAAGGAAAAGCTCGCTTCACTTGCCGAAGGTGTTGAGTTTGAAAGTGAAGAATCTTATAAGGAAAAGCTTGAGACTCTAAAAGAGTCATACTTTAAGGCTGCTCCAAAAAGAAGTGACTCGGAAGTGTTAAACGAAAACGCTGCATCACCAGAGGTTTCTGGTAGTATGGCGGCATACATCCAGGCACTATCCCATGCCACTAAAAAGTGAATCTCAACTTGTTAATTAATCAAACGTAAACTTATTAGGTAAAACGCAAATGTTTGGCAACGCAGAACAATTGCAAGAGAAGTGGAAGCCCCTTCTAGAGCATGATGGAATTGATGCTATCAAGGACAATCATCGTAAAGCGGTAACTGCTGTCTTGCTTGAGAACCAAGAAAGATTTTTAAATGAGGAAAGATCATTCCTCTCAGAAGCTCCAACAGTAAATACTAACACTGGTTCAAGTGCTGGTTTCTCTGGTGGTGCAACAGCAACAGGCCCTGTTGCTGGTTTTGACCCAGTTCTAATCTCATTGATTAGAAGATCTATGCCTAACTTGGTGGCATATGACCTCGCTGGTGTTCAACCAATGAATGCTCCAACAGGACTTATTTTCGCAATGAGATCCAGATTTGTTGATGGCACAAATGCTAACAACATGCTTGGAACAGAGGCATTCTTCAACGAGCCAGATTCAGCATTCTCTGGACAGAACCAAGAGAATACTCTTACAGACGGATTTACATCTGTTACAACTGGTTTAGGTACAACTGCTCAGTCAGGTACTAACCCAGGCGCACTTAACCCTTCAACAGATGCAAAACAAGTTGCATATGATGTTGGTCAAGGTATGCGTACAGATGACTCCGAAGATCTTGGAGAATCTGGAAAGACTTTCAACGAGATGGCTTTCTCAATCGAGAAAGTTACTGTGACTGCAAAGTCAAGAGCTCTAAAGGCACAGTATAGTTTGGAACTCGCTCAAGACCTTAAGGCAATCCACGGATTGAACGCTGAGGCTGAGTTAGCAAACATTCTATCAACTGAAATTCTTGCTGAAATCAACAGAGAAGTTATTAGAACTATCTACAAAACTGCTGAGACAGGTGCTCAGGTTAACACAGCGACTGCTGGTACATTCAACCTAGACACTGACTCAAACGGAAGATGGTCAGTTGAAAAATTCAAGGGACTATTATTCCAGATTGAAAGAGATGCAAACGCTATTGCACAAAGAACTCGTCGTGGAAA